GGTATTCAATACCCGCAAAATTGGTTGAACCTATCTACGCAAGAAGAAAAGGCTTTTGTTGGTTTGCAAGAAGTGACAGACGCTAACGCACCCGAAGATGATCGTTTCTATTGGGTGAGTAGCGCATTAAATGGCGCGGTGCGTACCTATACCAACACGCCAAAAGACCTTGCAGGATTAAAAACGCAGTGGGCTGCAAGCATCAATGCCGCTGCGTACAGCCTGCTATTGCCGACAGATTGGATGGTCACAAAAGCATTAGAAACTCAAACTGCAATTCCTGTTAATTGGTCAGCATGGCGTGCGGCTGTGCGTACAACTGCTGCAAACGCTGTGACTGCTATTAAAGCCGCTGCTGACGTACCCGCTTTACAGGCTGCAATTGTTGTTAATTGGCCAAATGATCCTAATTATGTAGGGGCTAATGCGTGATTAAATATGTTTGGAAAATTATTGGCATTGAAGCTCAAAACGGTTTAATTACCCATGCGCATTATCGTGTTTTAGCCGACGATGGCGAAAACAAGGTGGAAACCGAAGGACATTGGGAATTTGCAGACAAAACTGTCAAAATGCCGTTTGACAATGTGCGCGAAAGCGACATTGCGTATTGGGTCGAACAGGCATCTATCATAGATGGGGTTTCTGTCATAAAATCTAATTTAGAAAAGCAGCTTGAAACGTTGAAGTCTGGCAAAACCACGCTCCCGTGGATAAAAAACGTGTTTTCGCCATTTAAATAGGTGAAAAATGACTCAGCCAATTGATATTATTAGCCGCGCTTTAAAAGACATTGGCGCGCTTGAGGCGGGCGAAACGCCTACGCCAGAAGCTGCGCAAGACGCGTTCGACATGCTAAATGACATGATCGATCAGTGGTCAAACGAATCAATGATGATCTACTACAAAAGCGAGATCATTTTCCCGACTACGCAGAATCAAATCCAATACACGATTGGACCCGGTGGGCAGGTCGGCGCGAGCTTTACGGGATCAATCAGCGGTACAACGCTAACCGTCACGGCGATTGCATCAGGTGCGCTGGCTATTGGTCAAACGATTTCTGGCACTGGCGTCACGTCGGGCACAACAATCGTGGGCTTTGTTTCTGGCGCAGGTGGCAACGTAAACGAAGCTGGCACGTACACAGTTAGCGTATCGCAAACTGTTGCAAGCACAACAATTTCAGCTTACTACCAACGCCCATTAGCGATTACGTCTGCTTTTGTGCGTGTGACTACAACGAGCAACGGCGCGCCAATCTATGGCGGCGGTTTGGATTATCCAGTAGCAGTTTTAAACGTCGATCAGTATGCGGTAATCGGTCTTAAATCCCTTAACGGTCCGTGGCCAAAAGCGTTGTATTACATGCCAGCTGAGACATTGGGAACGATTTACCTATGGCCAAACCCGGCGCAGGGCGAAATGCACCTGTTCGCCGATACCGTCTTTGCGCGTTACAACACGCTTTATGACACATTCGCCCTGCCACAAGGTTACATGATGGCCCTGCGCTGGTGTTTGGCTGAACGATTAATGCCGATGTACGGTAAAGCGTCGCAAACGCAAATTCAAATGATTACTGCATTTGCTGCGCAAGGAAAAGCAACCGTTAAGCGCACAAATATGCGACCGCCACAAGTGGCCACGTACAACGACGTGTTGATTTCTGGCAAACGTAAAGATGCGAGCTTTATTCTGCACGGTGGGTTTGTGTAATGGCTGATTTCGGCTTTGTCGGTCCGAGCTACGAAGCGCCTTCTATTTATCAAGAAGGGCAGGAGTGCATTAATTGGCGCCCTGAAATTGATCCGCTAAAGCAGGGCGGCGAACGCGGCGTTGTGTCGCTATATCCGACGCCGGGTTTGACTCCGAAAACCGTGTTTCAAAACACACAAGAAGTACGCGGTTTGCGCACTGTATCTGGCGGCGCGCAATTAGTCGCAGTCGTTGGTGCTTACGTTTACGTAATGACTTCTGACTTTATCCCTAAAATGGTCGGGCAATTACTCACGACTACAGGGCGCGTTGGCATCAGCGACAACGGCGTCAACGTCTACATCGTAGACGGTGCGCATCGTTATACGTGGCGCATTTCGTCACCATCATCTGCAATTTTTACTGGCTCAATTAGTGGCACAACGCTGACTGTAACAGCAATTACTAGCGGCACAATTGCTGCCAATCAAGCGTTGTTTGGTTTGGACGTAACGCCAGAAACAGTAATTACTGCTTTGGGTACAGGTACAGGCGGCGTTGGCACATACACAGTCAACGTTAGTCAGACAGTATCGTCACAAGCAATGAATTCTGCGACTGTTGGCGCACGCTACACAGCAACAGTGTCTGGCACAACAATGACTGTTTCAGCTGTCGCAAGCGGCACGCTGTACGTAGGCCAAACTGTGCAAGGCTCAGGCGTTACGTCAAACACGATTATTACTGCGTTGGGTACAGGCACTGGTAGCACAGGCACTTACACTTTGAGCGCGTCGCATACAATTGGTACTGGTCAAACAATGTACGGTTTGAATTTTACGCAATTACCAGACACTGACGGCGCGTTTACCGGCGGCAATACTGTTGACATTGTTGACAACTATTTTGTCTACAACAGACCTAGCACGCAGCAATGGGGTTCATCCAATCTGTTATCGCCAATTAGCAATTCGCTTGCGTTTGCTTCTAAAGATGGTGCGCCAGACAATTTGGTATCGTTAATTGTCGATCATCGTGAAGTGTATTTATTAGGCGAAGCATCGTCTGAGGTATGGGTTGATGTTGGCGCGTATCCGTTCCCGTTTCAGCGCATACCGGGTACGTCAACACAACACGGCATTGCAGCACAGTTTTCAATGGCGCGTTTTGGCGATTCGTTTGCGTATGTATCTCGCAACAATCGCGGTCAAGGCGTCATTGTGCAAATGAACGGTTATCGACCACAACGCATTTCAACACACGCTGTAGAGCAAACGCTAGTTAACAAATATATTGATGATGCTATAGCGTGGACTTATCAGCTAGAAGGTCACGAAGTGTATGTTGTTAGTTTTCCCACAATCAACATTACGTGGGCATACGACGCAACGTCTCAAATGTGGCACAAATGGCTTTACTGCGACAACACAAACACGTACAGCCGGCATCGAGGCAACTGTTCTGCATCATTTCAAGGCTTAGTGTTGGTTGGCGATTATGCAAATGGCGTGTTGTACGAGCTTGATCCATCTAATTACACAGACAACGGTCAAAACATACGTCGTTTGCGTCGATGCCCGCATTTAGTGTCTGATTTGCAGCGTGAGTTTTTTGACGAATTGCAAATTCAATTTCAGCCGGGCGTTGGCAACGCAAACGATCCTGCGGCTGATCCGCAAGCAATGCTGCGTTGGTCAAACGATGGCGGCAGCACATGGTCAAAAGAATACTGGGTTTCTATTGGCAAAATTGGTCGTTATCGCAATCGAGCGATTTGGCGTCGCTTAGGCACTGCGCGAGATCGTTTGTTTGAAGTCGTTGTAACTGACCCTGTGTGGGCTGTGATTGTTTCTGCCAATCTTAAAGCAAGTGCTGGCGAAAACTAATGGCCACAACTAACATCAACGACGTCAACATACCGCGATCACCGTTTTTAAACGGTTTGGCTAATACGATTTCGCGCGAATGGTTGTTGTATTTGTTGGGTTTGGGTCGCGTGTTGTATTACGGCGCTTTCCAAGATACAACTACGCAAACAGCGTCAGCAATTAACACGCCGACTGCGATTACGTTTAACACGACTGATTTATCAAACGGCGTGTCAATCGGTACAACAACATCGCAAATATTGTTTGCAAATCCGGGTATTTACAACTTTCAATTTAGTATTCAGCTAGAGAACACAAATAATCAGCTTGACGATGTTTATATTTGGATTCGCAAAAACGGCACAGACGTAACTGGCAGCGCAGGTTTAATTTCAGTGCCAAACAAGCACGGCAGCGTTAACGGACACTCAATCAGCGGCTGGAATTATTTTCTAAGCGTAAATTCTGGCGATTATGTGCAGATTTATTGGTCAACTTCTGCCACAACAACATCAATTAAATTTTATGCCGCGCAAACTAGCCCTGTCATTCCTAGTACGGCTTCTGTCATATTAACCGTTAATCAGGTGACCTTTTGAATCAAGCTGACATTTTTAAGATGCTGCACGGCACGTTTGCTGTTGACCCCGATGTGCGGCATCACTTTTCAGACGGTCTATACGCGCGTCAAATGCGCATTCCTAAAGGTTATGCTGCGGGGCAACACGCACACGAATACAGTCACTTTAGCATTTTGGCTAAAGGCAAAGTTTTGATGAAATCTGATGACGCAGAAACGGTGTTTGTTGCGCCAGCGTGCATTGAAGTGCCGGCACATCGCATGCACACGATTGTGGCTTTGGAAGACTGCGAATGGTTCTGTATTCACGCGACGAGCGAAACAGATGTTGATAAACTTGACGAAGTGCTAATAAGCAAAAAAGAGGACTAATCATGCCATTTTCATGGGCCGTACCAGCTGCGGCAAGCATTGTAGGTAACATTATTGGCGGCAGCGAACAAGCTGATGCCGCACGCGAAGCAGCGCGCACACAGGCTGACGCTGCGCGCTATGCAGCAGATCAGCAGAAAGCAATGTTTGACACGCTGAACAAGCAACAAGCTGCTGGTCGTGGCGCGGGTTACAGCTCGCTAAACACGATTCGTTCGTTGTTGCCGGGCGCGTACACGCAATACGACGAAAATGGCAACCCGATCGGCACAGCAACTGGCACAGATTATTTAACGCGTCAATTTACGCCAGCTGATTTTGCGGCCAATCTTGATCCGGGATATGCGTTTCGTCTTAGTCAAGGTCAAGGCGCGACAAATGCATTAGCTAACGCTAGCGGCGGTTTGCTTAGTGGCAATACGTTGCGCGGCTTGCAGGATTATACTCAAACTAGTGCAAGCAATGAATACAGCAATGCGTTTGACCGTTTTCAAAGACAACGCACAAACATTTACAACACATTGGCTGGCATTGCAGGTTTGGGTCAAAATGCGCAAGGTCAAACAAATCAATTAGGTCAAAACTACATTAACGCTGCAACAGGTTTAGGCACGGGCGCAGCTGCATCAGAAGCAGCTGGCACAATCGGCGCTGCAAACGCAAAAGCAGGAATGTACGGCAACATCGGCAACAACGTGATGCTTGCGTCGTTGTTACGCGGTAATCAACCTAGTGCTGTGCCTTTTCAAGCGTTAGCTAATCCCGGTGTTCCGAGCGCAGGAAGCTCATACGATCCGTACAACTACGCAACATAATTGGTGAATAACAATGGCTGACTACAGCGGACTACGACCAGATATTGCGCTCGGCATTAAACCGGTGCAAACGAATATTGCCGACATGGTAAATCTTGCGTCGGGTATTCAGAGCTTACAACAAGCGCAACAAATGAATCCGTTGCAGCTTGAGGCTTATAAATTACAGCTGCAACAAGCGCAGCAAATGAATCCGTTGCTTTTGCGTTCGCAGCAAACAGCAACATCGTTAGCTGAAAGAACTTTAGAGCCGCAAGTTTCACAAGCAACATCAACAGCAAAAACAGCAGAAACGCAAGCACAAAGCGCAGCGTTTAAACTTAATGCAGATCAGCAAGGCGTTATGATGCAGCTGATGACTGGCTTAGAAAAATCGCCAGCAGTTTTAAGAAAAGACGCAAAAGGCATTATGCAAGATTTGGATGCTGTGCAACGCATTTCGTCAGAAATGTATGGCATACCAGTTAAAAAAGATGGCTTTATGTCTCAAGCACGCGAATTGCTTGCAAAAGGTAATGTTGCTGGCTTTGAAGAATTGATGCGCAATACGCGTATGGGCATGGCTGGAACTGCGACACAGACAACTCAATTAACGCCAACTTTAGGCGCGGTCAGCGGCATGCCAGCAACGTTTACTCCCGGCGCAAGTCCAACAGGCACAATTGGCATGCCGTCTGGTTTACAAGGCGAAATCACAGCCGCACCGCCGCCTGTGACAACGCGTCAACCAGTGCAGCCTAGTGTTACTGGCGAAGCAATGGGTCGACGTCCTGGCGAACAAGCGCCGGCAACCACGATGCAGCTGCC